ATTTGCTTATGTCTGTCATTTAGTATATCCTTTCTGTAATATCTAAACATATAGGATATTTATATAAATTTACAAGGGACTTGTCAATGAAATTTTTTTTAACAATATACGTTTGTTCAACCATAGTGGGTAATTGTGTTACTACTCTTACATATCCTAAGCCACAGGAGAGCTATTATGATTGTGTTCGAAATGGGCTTTCTGAGTCATACGATATATTGTATCAAGGCAAGTTTTCGGAACAAGATGTAGTAAAATTTAGAATGTATCCTAAATTTACGTGCGAAGAAGTTGTTATTCCACCACCTAAACCAAAGACTCCAGTTTAATTATTTACCTTGGCCCCGGTATTTTTTGAACGAACGCCGACGGTGCTTGTTCATTTTTGCTTTACTAGGATTGCGTCCAATCGACGTTTTGTGAAACACAGGTACGTGAGCAACCTTTGCGTATAAACCTTTAGACTTTTTGGCCATGTTCTTTTATATATGCCTTATCACTTTCAGTTATTTTTAAATATCTTATATTTCCATTTATGTGTTGTCTTGTATCGTGACCACAATTAGTACACCTGTAAAAATCAGATACAATTGAAACTAAAATAGCCTCCTCTTCACACTGTTCACAAAAGCCATGAGCAGTATCTATGTTGGCAAATGCTTTTTGTATAATTATTTTTTTACTCATGGTGTATATAAATACTCAATCTCACTGTTTTGTAAAGTCAACAAAGCGTCATCAAATGTTTCTACAATTGGATATCCTTTTAAATTAAAAGAAGTATTTAATAGTAATGGTACACCTGTTTTGTCATAGAATAATTTTATGAGATCATAATAATGAGGGTTTTGTTCACGTTTTAAAGTTTGAAATCTACAGGTATTGTCGACGTGCACACATGCAGGCACCTCATCTATTGCCTTTTGTTTAGCATCTATTGCAAAAGTCATATGTGGAGATTCATCTAGCCCATGCATATCCAGGTAATCATGTCTGTGTTCATACAATATTGTAGCAGCCGTTGGTCTCCACCATTGTCTACCTTTTATTTTGTTTACAATTTTCTTCGCATCTTTATTACGAGGATCAAATAACATTGATCTGTTACCTAAAGCACGTGCACCCCATTCAGAGTGTCCTTGAAATATTACAACTAATTTTTGTTGTAATAGTAAATCAACAGCTTGTTGTTTCTTCAAAATAATTTTCATAAAAATATGCAGCTCCTACTGATGTGCCTCCATCGTATGGTATTGGATCTATAAAAAAATTAAACTCAGGATAAAGTTTTACTAATTTAAAATTGTTTGCACAGTTTAAATGGTATCCGCCAGACAATATTATATTTTTACAGTCCGAATAACTCTTTGCTTTTTCAATTAATTCTACTACATCTTGAAGAGTTTCTCTTTGTGCTTTGTCAGCAATCTCTAAAACATTCTTATCTAAATCAGTTTCTTTATTTTTGTAAGCAGCTATACCCATCATTTGACCTTCTTCTCCCTCTCCAAAACCTGCTTTTTCAAGATATTTAAGATATTTACGTCCTGCTTTAGCTTTATTACTCATGACATAATCTATCTTTATCGTTTTATTTATTTCTGTTGGAACAAAATTATCAAAATAATCTAAGTGTTGTATTGAAAGATATTTATATTTAGGTTTTACTATTTTTTTATCTATCATCCATATACTTTGTAAAACTTTAAATTCTCTTTTAACTTCCATCTCTCCACCACCATCAGAGATTAAAGCAATCGCTTCATCAAATTTACTAAAATAATAGCCACAGGTCGCGTGATAAAGGTGATGATTATAATTATTAAAATAATATTTTTTATAATTAATTTGTTTTAGTATGTGTTTTACTATTGGTAATTCTATTTGTAAGTGTCCTCTATCAAAAGTTGCAAACACTACAACATCAAAAGTAACATCCTTAAATTTTTTTAAAACTTGATACTGATAAGTATAATTAGCATGCTCTTCAGTTTCAGGTTCAAAACGTTTAATTTTATTAAATCTATCTTCTTCGTAATACTCTTTTAAAATATTATTTTCAAAATAAGCAAACGAACAGTGATGTGAAATATTAACTCCTAATATCTTTCTCATTTATCTTTCTTATTATAAATCTACTGCATCTCCTATTACTGGTTTGTATTTAGTTCTGCCATCTTCTTTGAACGCTCTCAACAATTGTTTTCTTGGTTTATCAGATACGTAGCTGCAATGTATCCATCCACTGTTTGGTTCACCAGGAGTGAAAAATTCTAAAATCATTTGATCATACGGAAGGTTTGCTTTGATCCAGTCAAAGACTTCAGCGTTACTCGTGCCTAAACATTCGAAATCTGCGGCCTCAGCTTTGGTATGCTGTGAAGTTAAGCTGCTACCAATCTTTGCACACAGCTCAGGGCTACGAAAACAGCTGGTCACTGTTACTCTGCCAAAGTGGTCACGCACTGGTTGTAAAATATTTTCACAAAGTAGTTTTAATTTTTCTATTTGATCTGCATTAGGATTATTATCAATACCCAACCTGATGGCTGTGTCTGATTTAATAAGCTCTGAGAGGCTGAAATTACGTGATAGTTTCATAGTTTTTATCCTTCCTATTATATACCTTTTTAGATTTAAGTATACGTTGTTTATACCTTCTATCTCTTAATAGTTTAGCCATTTGATTACGCTTACTTGAGATGGATTTTTTTGATTGATTTTTCACCTAAATATATTTCTGTTTCTGCCTCACCTTTCCAACATTTGTAAGACACGTTAGGGTTATATTCTCTTTCTGCCACACGTCTAGCACGAAGGCATGAAGCCATGTTTTCTTGAATACGGTGTTCTTTGATTTCTCCATTTATAAACATTAATAATCCTACCACAGATTCTATCATACTACTTTACCTTTGTTTTCACCTTTTTTAATAACATACTTTTGTGTACCATGCTTGCCAGTTTCTACTTCTTTTTTTAAATCTTTGACATAACTCATCTGTTTAGCCTGTTTGTTTACATCAGCTATGTAATCTAAAACTTTTTTAGTTATTCGTCCCGTTGCCATTTGTATATTTCATTTCTCTGTTTGCGTCTTTTAATTTTTCAATATCAATTAAAACTTTGTCCATTTGTTTTCTTAAAAATTCTATGTTTACTTTATTTAAAGCCATTGACTCGATGTGTGTGTTTAATTTATCTGTAGTCTTATAAAGATCCTCGATCATCATGAATTGTTCTGAGTCCGCGGGAAGCGATCCGAGTTGGCCCCGCGGCCATTTTATTCTGAACTCTGTGTTCTCTTCTAAATCTTTTTCCATCAACTGTATTCGAGTGTCAGCTATGTTTAATCTTTCAACAATTTGGAAATAGCCCATGGTGCCGAGTGCCACGATGATAATCAAAGAGGCAACCGTCTTCATTGGCATTTGGACGGCTGCTTCTTCTGATATGTTTAATGGTTTTTTAGACATAAATTATCTTGTCCATAACCAGTCTACTAACTTTTTCCAAGGCCAGCAGATTGCTTTCCAAATTTTTTTAACCATGTTATCCTCCTCTTGTAAAATTAAGGGTGCATGTACATGTCCACAATGCGGACATTGTTTGTTAACATTAATGGGTGAGATAAAAAATCCCATTCCACAATTTTCACACGTCATTTTTTCTTCTCCTCAATTTCGTAAAAAAACTTATCAGTATCTTCTGTTCTCCACTGACTTGTATCTTCTACGTTCCACTCGTTAGTTTGCACTTTCCAGTCTGGAATATTATCTTTTACAGTAAAAGAAGGTATATCCCAGATACATCTATTGTTGGGCTGTGCTGCATAATTACCATCATCTAATGCAATTATGTGAGCGCACTTATGTTCGTGCGGGATCTCTGAATGATCAGTGTCAAGTATATTAGACTCAGGGTGTGCAAAGTCAACAGTAAATAAGTATTTTCCTGGGTGCCATTTTTTGTCTTTTCCTATGTATTTTCCTGCTTGTCCGTCTAAGATATCGAAAGAATGAACAGAAGGATAATAGCTAAAACAATTCCAGAGCTGAAGCTCATCAAGTCTACGTTTAGGAACTTCTTCAATTTTAAATCCACGTTGAATAAACGCTGAAATAGGTAGTCTATAAAAGATTGCACCATTTTCCATAATAGCATGAAATAAGATACTACGACCTGTGATAGCGCTAAGACCAAAGATAATACAGTCTTCAACTTCTCCATGATGTTTTTGTAAATCATAAAGATACTCCCTTCTTATTTGAGCATAGGTTACTGGTATGTTTGCATTTAGATAAGCCATAAATCATTTTATAGATCCCCAATTAGGACCTGACTCATAGTCTACCTTGTTTGGTATCTTTAAGTCAACTGCGTTTTCCATCACATCTTTAATTTTAGCTGCTTCTAAATCACCTGTTACAGATATATCTAACTCATCGTGAACTTGTATGTGTGGAGTGATTCCTTCTTTATACAATTCTAACATTGCTTTCTTTGTCATGTCAGCTGCTGATCCTTGTATAAGTTTATTCAAAGCTTTGTAAGTAAATGCTCGACGTGTTGGATTATTATGCCAGTAATTTTTTTTAGGATTGCCATCATTATCTTTTAATGTTTCACCTTCATCATCTTTTAAATATGGTCCCATCTTTTGTAGATCCTGCATGCGTTCTTCATCTTCGGCTGGTATGTATTTACCCCAGTCTGACCCACGAAGGATAGGTTCATACTTAGGAAATCTACATCGTCTGCCTAGTAAAGTTTTTATCTGACCTTTTTTAGAACCTGCTTTCATAACTTCGTTCATTAATTGTTTTACAAATGGAACTTTACTATGATACTTATCAAATAATTCTTGTGCTTTTGCTTTAGATACACCTAACTCTGCTTGTAGTTTAGCTTTACCCATACCATAAAAAAGACCCAAATTGATCACTTTTGCTTGTGACCGGGGTATTTCTGCCATATCTGCAACGATTTTATGAAAGTCGGTCGAAGGGTCAGTGTCATACGAATCTGCAATAGTATTTACTGAAGGAAGTCCGTAACGTAATGCGTAATGTGCAACAAGTCTTGGTTCCTGTTGCGAGTAGTCAAAACAACCCCACTTACAACCTTCTTCAGGTATAAATAAACTTCTTATCATTGGACCTAAAATTTTATCACGCGCAGGTATTTGTTGTAGATTAGGATTAGAGTATGAAAAACGTCCAGTGATTGTACCACCATCATCAGATCTAATTTGATTTATCTCTGCGTGTATTCTACCTTTGTGTTCGTGTTTTAATATTGTATCTATAAATGTTGTGTTTACTTTGTTAATCCTTCTTGCTTCAGCTATCTTTTGTATGGTAGGATGTTCATGATTGGAGAGAAAATTTTTAGTAAATGAAGGTTCATCAGATTTCGCAGTACGTTCGTAAGATAAATTTAACTTTTCAAAAACTCTCGCAATCGATCTTGCAGCCCATATCTGAGTATCTATTCCTGTTTCTTTTTTTACTTGGAGTAGCAATGATTCTTCTTTTTTGGTCAGTTCTGTTTTTAATTGATTGGCTGCTGACACGTCTACCCGCACCCCTAGGTAACGCATATCAACTAAACAAGGAAAAAGATCTGTCTCGAGATTAAATATATTCTCTAAATCATTTTCGATCATTAATTTTTTTACATGCTGCCAAAGTTTAAAAGTTAACTCGGCATCTTTTTCAGCGTATGCTCCCACTTCGTGTGCAGGTAATCTCCACATATCAGCTTTTGCATCTAATCCTCTAGATTTAGCAGCTTCGAGTAAAGCTCTTTCGTTTTTACCTTCGTTTAAAAAATGCCAAGACAAAGTATTTAATGTGTATGAAAATCTATTTTCATCTAACAAAGAGCATGCGATCATTGTATCTACAACTAAACCATTTATTTTTAAACCTAGACTACGTATCCAACACACATCATACATAGCGTTATGAAATATTTTTGTAGCAGGACATTCTAAAATATCTTTAAACCACTCAATAGTTTTGGCTCTATCCATGTTAGGTCCTTCTTGATGAGCAATAGGAAAATACCATTTATCATTATATGTGGCCACAGATATACCTACAATTTCACCATTACCAATAACTGCACCGGATCCTTTTGATTTTAAATCTGGATCTCTAGTTTCTAAATCTATTGCTATTTCATCGTAAGATCTAAGATCAGGATATTCTGTAGGTTGAACCCATTCTGTTTGAGGTAATATCATTCTAAATCGTCAAACCTTGTAGGTTTTTTCCTTTCTTTTGTTACTTCTTTGATTATAAAAAATGCTATTACAGCACCCACTAGTATGCAACTCATACCAAATACAAACATTCCTATTCCAAAACCAGGTGTCATTTACGTTTACCTCTTATTATTTTAGCCTGCTTACGCCATGCCCACGCACTTAATTGTCCAGACCAACCCATAATCCACAAGTATATTTTTAAAATCATGAATAGTCTCTCTCTAATATCATTTCTAAATAATGTATTGCTTTTTGTATGTCTTTTGCTTTACCTTTTGACTGATGCCTGCAAATGTATTTAATTGCATTGCCCTCTGCAAATAATAATTTATTTTCATTTATAAAATATGCAGGTTGAATTTTCATTTTTGAATAATGATTTCCATCTACTTGTTTATCAAGTGAATCATAGGTAAAACCTTTAAACATATCTTTGTTTGTCATAGTTGATACTCCCTTAATTTCTTTTTTGCTCTCAGTTTGTATAAATTATTTCGTGCTCTCGTGATTCCCACATACCACACTCTATGCTCTTCATCTTGTTTGTCAACACTTGATTTGATTCCTTGCTGTACAGTACGACCCTGATGTAAAGATAAAATTACATTATCTTCTTCACCACCTTTTATTGCATGAATAGTTGATAACCATATTCTTGCTTTTTCTTTTAAGTTTTCTTTTGATGCAATTAAGTTTCTTAAATATAAAATTTCTTTTTGATCTGCCACAAACTTATCATACCACGGAACATTATGATCCCATTTACCTGTAGGTATGTAATCTTTAACTGCATTTATTTCTTTATCATCTAAAACTCCTTCTTTAGTCCATTTAGTATAGGCCTGAGCAGCTTCATACATGCCCACCTTAAAACTTTTACCTTTGTTACTTTGATAGTAAAAATTTTTACGTTTAAGATCTTTCATAATATCTAACAGATTGCTTTTAGTTCTTGTAAGAATTAACCATTTTCCTTTTGTAAGATCAACTTGGTGAAGATCAGATATGTAGTGTGATTCACCTTCATAATGTCTAGGTTTATAAAATTTTTTCTTTCTTGCTCCTTCTATTTTCATGAGCGGGTTTTTTGATTCTGCTTGCACAGACATTGATATACGTCTTGATTGTCTTAATATTCTTTCTTTTCCAGGTTCGTTTATAAATCGATTAACATCAGCCCCTGCCCATGCGTATATAGCTTGATCATCATCACCTGCTAAATAAATTTGATCACAATGTTCTTTTAATTTATCATAAAGTTTCCATTGAAGAGGTGATAAGTCTTGAGCTTCATCGATAAATATAGCTTTAAATTTAGGTATTTTATCAGATTTTAATACTTCCATTATTATATCATTAAAATCTAAAATATTATTTTTGGCTTTGTATAATAATAAATTTCTATAAATATGATTTAATGTATCGTAATCTATTTTTCTTTTGTCGTGTTGGTTTAAATTATATTCTTCCTTAATATGAATATCCTTGTTAACAGCTCTTTGTATCATTTGAAAATACGGATTATTACAAGTTAAAAAATGTGTTTCTTCCTCATTGTATTTGTCGGTAAAAGAAACACGGACATTTAATTTTTTACCCAAATCTTCGTAATGATATGGTTGTATAATATCTTCTTCTTTTAATCCTATAAGATGATAACAAAATGCGTGTATGGTTTGAAAGTATGGAACTTCTTTTTCGGATACATTTATTCTTTTACGTGCTTCTTCTGCAGCTTTTCTTGTAAAGGCGAAGTAACCTATTTTATGTAATGGCACACCTTTACGTTGATAAGCTTTTACACGTTTAATTAATCTAAACGTTTTACCTGTACCAGGTGGTCCGTATATTTTATTGATCTTTTCCATTGACTTTCTTAAATCCATCTGCAAGTGACCCAGTCCAGCCATAGTTTCCATGATGCGTGGTTTTACCATCAACTATTCCATAAAATTTAAAACCAGATTTTCTAATTAAATTACAGAAATTTACATCCTCACCCCACCATGTTCCATCTTCACCAAACGTAGTGTCCCAAAAATTATAAAA